TGCCAGAGTTGCACAATGTGCAGTTCGACTTTGGTAGAGAATACACCGGAGGCACCGGCTATGGCGGTGGCGGAGGTGGCCGTGGTGGCGGTGGCGGCTTTGGCGGCGGTGGACCATTCAGTGGTATTAATGTTAACTTGAGATAACAACAATGATTAGATTTGCAGATATAAAAGATTTTGATAGAATAATGGAGATGATGATTAACTTTGCCAATAGTTCACCCTATGCGGCACATCACAATCCACAGTACAATGACAGACATGTGAGATCATTGCTGTCGCATACAATGAAAAACGGTGTGATCATTGTAGGCGAAGTAGAAAACACTGTGCAAGGCATGTTGATTGCACTGGTTGACTCAGATCCCTGGTTACCACATGTAAAAACCATGAGAGAATTGGCTTGGTGGGTAGAAGAACCTTACAGAATGACTTCGTTAGGTTATAAATTACTGAAGAAATATGTAGATGTAGGCAAACAACTACAACAAAACAGCAAAATAGATGGCTTTACTTTGACATTGATGACACAATCACCAGAATTTGATTTAGAAAAGCGTGGTTGGACCAAAGTAGAACGCAATTATATGTTTGAAGGATAAAAAATGGCAGTATTCTCAACAATAGGTAAATTCGTAGCAGTTACACTCTTGAAATTAACTGCTGGATCAATGGCGGCAACACTGGTTACATCTATTGTGGCTGGTGGACTTGCAGTTGCCACATCCAAAGTGTTAGGTGTATTCAAGCCACCTCAGATAGGATCACAAAAAGACCCTGGTGTTAAGATACAATTACCTCCTCAAACAGACAACAAGATACCTGTGTTCTATGGTAGAAATGTCACTGGTTCTATCATTGTTGATGCAGAGATCAAGAACCGCAACAACACCATGGTTTATTGTATGGTAATTGGTGAAAAAACAGATTCAGGCACATACACAGTAAACGAAATATACAGAGATGACTCTAAGTTGGTATTCAGTGGACCCACAGTTACTTCAGCAGTGGATCCTAACGCAACAGCATCAAACAAAGTGAACGGCAAAATGCGTTGTAGGGTATATGCTGGTGGCACAGCGGCAACAGATCAGATATTCCCAGTTGCACCCAAAGTTGCAGCCACATCACTGATGACCACCATTGATGCCACTACAAATTATGCTAATTTGGTGTATGCAGTATTTGAAATGGATTATGACCCTGAGAACGGACTTACAGGTTTGGGCGCTATCAACTATGATATCACAAACAGTCTCAGCGAACCATCCGCAGTGCTATTAGATTACTTACAGAATGACAGATATGGTGCTGGTCTCAGCAGTGATGATTTAGACACTGATTCTTTTGACGATTTAGAAGATTATTCTACAACATTTGTGCCATACACCACTGCCGACGGCGCAGGCGCTACACATCAGCGTTGGCGTGTAGACGGAATGTTAAGCACTTATGTGAATGTGAAAAACAACATTGATGCACTGTGTCAGACTTGTAGTGCATTCTTCACATACAATCCAAAGTTAGGTAAATTTGGTGTTGTGTCTAACAGAGCCGCAACACTGAGTGAGAAAACCAACGCATATCAACTCAATGATGATAATCTTGTAGGTGCTATATCTATTACTTCCACAGACTTGTATGGTTTATACAACAAAATGGAAGTGGAATATCCTTCACTGATCAAGAAAGATCAAACAGACACTGTGTTTGTTTCTACACCATCTGCTGATCGTAATCCAAACGAACCAGAAAACAAATTGACCACTCGTTATCCGTTGGTGAATGACAATACTCGTGTGCACAACTTAGCAAACATTGATTTGCGTCAGAGTAGAAACAGCATGGTGTTAGAAGTTGTTGCTGATTATCAAGCAATCACAGTTGATGCTGGTGATATTGTGAAGATCACAAACACAGAATATGGATTCTCTGACAAATTGTTTAGAGCAATGCGTGTCACAGAACAAGAATCAGAATCAGGTATGCTGAACTGTAAATTAACACTGTTGGAATACAATGATTCGGTGTATGAACATGCAAATGTACAAACCAGAGGACAACCAGGACCCAGTGGTATTCCTGGTTGGTGGACAGGCATATGGGGCAACATTGATTATTCAAACATTGCAAACATTGTGGGCAATGTGACCATTGTAGATGATCCAACCAGCGGCACTGCTAATGTTGCTGATCCAGAGACAGGCACAATTATTGTGGATGGTGAAGGTTTACCCAATCTTGACATTATATATCCACCTGATTTGCCTGCAGGTGGACCAATTATAAATTTCCCAATCACAATACCCAACATACCTGACATTGAAACAATATGTATCAATTTAGCAAACATGAATGTGGCTGGCATAACTCAACCCGGACATTTCTGTTATGAGCATTTGCCGGCTAACAGTGCGCCCACATATGAACCTGGTGCTAATGTGATAGTTCCTGTGCCTATTCCTGTGCCACCTGTTCCAGACCCAACAAATCCAAATTTACCCATTGTTGATGATTATCTAATCGACTTCAATATTCACTTCAATGGTCCATTGGGTATGAGAACAACACCTATGAACATACCTTCGGTGCCTATCACATACAAAGGTGGTGCAACCAGAAACGCACAAGGACCAATTCAGGCAGGATTGCAAGAAGAAAACAACTTCTCCAATCTTGCAATGGCAAATTCGGCTGTGGTCAGTGCACCATTAGGATCACCAGCAAGTCAGATAGGACCAACAGAATTTATTGATTTAGGTGGTGTTGATTATGGAGAATTCACAGCAGTAAACACTGCAATACCTTTTGGTGGCACTCTTGCTGATGAAACATATCATGTGGCATATAACACGCTCAGAGAAATATACTACAAAGAATTTGACATCAATCCTACAACAGGCAAATACACAGCAAATGCTAATGTGGATTTATATGACTCATATTCAGCAACTGGTGTTATAGAGACATTCGCAGGAGATAATATTCCAACCAGTTATGCATTACAGTTCAATTACGAAATATCAAAAGCCAGAGGTAATGCGTTAGCAGTTGCTGATGGAAGACCACCACAAAGTAGCACCAAGGTGTATTTGGCTAATGTTATGGGTGTAACGCACTTTGCAAACAATGATATGGGTGCAAGCGGAGGCACTGTGAGAGGATTTGAAGTGGCTAACCAGGACAAGCGTATCTCAAAATCAGATGATTACTTGCCATTGATACCTTGAGGATTGAATAAATTATGAAAAAATATGTGTTCTACAACAGCATAACAGGCGACATAAATTTTGTCAAAAAATGCACTCAACGCATGGCAATGTTCAATTGTGCTAAGAATAATAATCTCAGTTGCATTGCTGAAAGTGAGTTGGGCACTGTGTTGAGCATAAAAAATCAAAAAATAGATTTGAACACAATGACACTGGTGTCACAACCTTTGCGAGTGCCCAAGCCAAGCACCAGTGAACAAATACGAAAAGAGCGCAACCTAAGATTAAAGATTTGTGACTGGACACAAGGTGCTGATTCACCATTAAGCGACAGCAAAAAAGCAGAATGGGCTACATACAGACAAGCATTGCGAGATATTCCTTCAACTTATTCAACAGCAACTTCTATCAGAGATGTTGTGTGGCCCACTAAACCCAGTTAAGGAGATATAGAGATGTCATTAATTAGTCCCGAATACATAATTCTAAGACAGTATGATTCTGAGGGTAATTATGTTGGCCCACCAGGGCGAAACATAATGATAGATGGCGAAATCATCAACATAGATGATTGGGCAGAAGCCAACGGTATAACATTACCTGACGCAGACTAACTGTTTGAGCACCTAAAAACGCAAAAGTCATAAATAGTAGATACAAACCATTCGGCTATGCCTTTGTGTAGTCGTCTTATCCCTAAGGAGACTAATTATGGCTGGCGGAAGACTGCTTACCCCAAAACAATTCTTGAAGGGCGCCGATAATGTTCAAGTTATCGAGATGTTCCCTCGCAATCAAAAAACATTCGAATATAATTATGGCGGAGATGATGTAAGTGGTTACAACTTCACTGCTGATTATCAAACACTGGTGGTAGACACTGTTACATACGATCGTGTATCAGGCGATGTAAATTTTGCAGACAGCAGTATTGTTGGATACTTTGCAAATGTTACCACAATTGATCCTGCAACTTACATTGATGAGTCAAGTGCAAGCACAGGTCTTGTGAGATTTACCATACCAGAAAACAGATACACCGGCCCAATTACTCCAGACGCAAGAAACAATGTGGTTTTAACTGTGGTAGGATTTGAGTGGGAGACTGACGATACCCCAGTTACGCAAAAAGACATGCACAGGTGGGCAATCATAGAAAGATGGGAGCCTGGTGTAACACCTGGAGATCCCACACTGCAAGAATCGTTTATAAGATTAGGTGTTGGTGCTATTGCCACATTCACAGACAACGCAAGCACAGATGCCAGCAGAGAGCCTGGCACATACACAGTCACTGGATTGCCAAGAAGTTCAAGCGAAGGCACAGGGCAAGAATTTGTTGTTGATGTTGATGACAGCGGTAACACCACTGTTAACATCAAGTTAAGAGGCAGAGGTTTCGCAGTTGGCGACACCATTGAAATTTACGACACAGATTTAGGAAATGGCGGAGCAGCCGATATTACAATTACAGTAAGCACTATCGCTTAAGGAGGATACAATGGCAAATGTCACAGCAAATGTATCCACTGTAGATGTAACAGTCAACAGCACTCCCAGTAATATCACAGTCACTGATGTAGCAAGTAATGTTGCTGTAAGCACTATTACTTCATCAGTTGTGAATGTTGCAGTCACATCAACACAACTGGAGGTGAATGTTGCACCGCTTACAGCAGTAAGTAATGTCACAATCAGAAGAGCACTCAGTGTAACAGACACTGGTGGCGATGGATCACTGTCATACGACAACAACACTGGTGTATTCACTTACACTGGTCCAAATCAAGACGAAGCAAATGCAAGAATCGATGCCGCACCTGCAAATGTGCGAGCACACCTGGGCAACATATCACCTATACTGTATGACAATAACACTGGCATAATCAGCATAGACGAAGATGCTGTGTTCTCAGGTAAGACCACTGATGATCTTGCTGAAGGCAACACTAATTTATACTTCACTGATCTCAGAGCCAGAGAAGCAGTGTTTGAAGTTGAGACTGGTAATACACCCAAATGGTTAACATGGGGTCCAGGTTTACGAATTCAAAGCACAGGCAGTTCAGCCGCATTCTTCCTGCAGGCTAACACTGACATAATCACAGAAGGCACTACAAATCTCTACTACACCACAGATAGAGCAAATGCCGCAATGGATGATTATTTGGTAGGTGGATATGGTATCACTTACAGTGGTGGCACTATCGAAACAACCAACACAGAGATACAAGCACAAGCAAACATTGCCATCGGTGATAACACCACTGACAATTTGTCAGAAGGTGTTAACAATTTATACTACACCACTGACAGAGCAAATTCAGCAATACAGAACAAATTAACAGACGGCACATTCTCTGGCAATTTGGATGTGACAGGAAATGCAACATTCACAGGTAATGTCGCAATCACAAACAATTTGAGTGTGGAAAGAATTGACGAAGTTGCTGTCAAAGACAATTTCATATATGTTGCAAGAGATTATGGTAGCGCATATACCCAGGCTGGTTTGTGGATTGACAGAGACAGCACATACTCAGGTCAAGCAAACCTCATCATGCGATACAACTGGATAACTGGTTATTGGGAATTCAACCACGCGGGTGAAGGTGGCGCTGTTTATTACCCAATGCCAAGAAGCACTGACGATTTAGCAGAAGGTAGCACCAACGAATATTACTCAACTGCTAAAATGTTAGAGGATTTTAGCAATAACAGAGCAAACACTGATGTATTGTTTGCCAACACTTTTATTTCG